TCACCAAGAAGCTCAAGGCCAAGTGGACCCCGGAGTTAGGACAAGATCTTAACGCCTACCACAACCTTGATGCTGAGGTTGAGCTTACTCAGATTCTGTCTGAGCAGATTGCCCTTGAGATCGATCGTGAGATTGTTGAGGATCTCGTCCGTGGTTCCACGGCCGGTGTTCGCTACTGGTCTCGCGCTGCTGGTCGCTTTGTCAACCGGGAAACCGGTGCAGAGGTTGGTGGGTCGACGACTCCTGACTTCACTGGTAACGTTAGTGAGTGGTATGAGACTCTCGTTGAGACAATCAACGATGTTTCTGCCCAGATCCACCGCAAGACTCTTCGCGGTGCTGCCAACTTCGTCGTCTGCGGACCTGAAGTTGCCAACATCCTTGAGTTCACCGCTGGTTTCCGCGCTAACGTGACGGCTGATAGCGATCGTGGTGATATCGGAACCGTGAAGGTCGGTTCGCTTTCCAAGAAGTTCGACATCTATGTCGATCCTTACTTCCCACGTAGTTTGGTCCTCGTTGGCCGACGTGGAGGTAGCTTCCTTGAGAGCGGCTACGTTTACGCTCCGTACGTGCCACTGCAGACTACGCCAACAATCTTCGGTGTTGAAGATTTCGTGCCCCGCAAGGGAGTCATGACTCGATACGCCAAGAAGATGGTCCGTCCTGATATGTACGGACTGGTGGTCGTTAGCGATCTAGTCTAGAGCTGACTTCGGTCAACTTTTCTGAAAGCCCCGGCTCGAAAGAGTCGGGGCTTTCTATTTAGTAGTGAAATAACGAGGTATATTAATGGCGATCCCTAATTTAAATCCAGCTTCTACTACTACTTCTAACATATTGCCAGTTACCGGAACCATTGCTAACGTTTCGAGTTCATTACCTTTTGGGATTTATGTAACATCTTCTCCCTTCTTATCGGGCGCCGTCGATCAAGTGGCTTATACCTACAAGAAATTAGGAGGCGATGTCCTTGATATTGAGTTAAGTGAGGGGAACGTATACGCGGCCTACGAAGAGGCAGTCCTGGAATACTCTTATTTAGTTAATCTTCATCAGAGTAAAAACTCTCTCTCTGATCTTTTGGGTGCTCAAACAGCCTCTTTTAACCAAGATGGGCAGATTGTGTCAGGAGATTCTTTATCAGGATCTGATATAGAGCTCAAGTATCCTCGTTTTGATTATGGGTATGTAAGGAGAGTCTCAGAAGGGCTTGTAACAGAAACAGGGCTCGGAGGCCTTACTCCCATTTATTCGGGTTCGTTCGCGATTGTTGCGAGTCAGCAAGATTATGATCTACAAACTTTAATTTCATCTTCCGCCTCTTCCGATTCAACTCTTCCTTATTATGACCAAGTAAAGGGTAAAAGAATAATTGTTCGAAAGGTCTTTTATAAGACCCCCCGCGCCATGTGGAGATTTTATGGTTATTACGGAGGGTTTTCGGTGGTGGGGAACCTGAGAACTTATGGTCAATATGCAGATGATTCGACATTTGATATTGTTCCTGTATGGCAAAACAAGCTGCAGGCCATGGCATATGAAGACGCCATATACACGAGGACTTCCCACTATTCTTATAAAATCAAGGACAATAGACTGAGGATTTTCCCCACCCCAGATCGAACCAGTCCGGATAAATTTTGGATTGAGTTTTCTATTGAAAATCAATATGATCCATGGGAAGAATCTGGCCGCGGCGACCAAGGCATTAAGGGCGTTAATAATATGAATACTCTTCCTTTTAGTAATTTGCCTTATGCTAGTATTAATTCAATTGGAAAGCAGTGGATTCGGAGATTTGGGCTCGCTGTTGCTAAGGAGATGTTAGGGCAGATTCGAGGAAAGTTTGGGACCATTCCGATTCCGGGGGAAAATGTGACTCTAAATGCGGATGCCCTACTCTCACAGGCCAAAGACGAACAGTCGACCTTAAGGGAGGAATTGAAGACAATTTTGTCAGAGATGACGTATGATAAAATGGCTGAGACTGATTCTGGCATGCAAGATGCAGCTGCTAAAGTTCTTTCGAATGTGCCGGCTGGTATATATGTAGGCTAAGGGGGAGGCTTAAACCATGGCACATAACAAAAGAACGCGCAGCAAGAGAACCCAGGAACAAATCGAGGAAAAAACTCGGGAAAAACGATACTCTCATATTGGCAACAAAAAGGTTGAAGATCAGCTCGAAGAAGTAAAGCTTCAGCCGTCAGGTTTAGAAACTATTGATCGGGCCATGTGGAATTTAGTTAATGTCGAGCTGGATCTTTACCTGGATTCTAATGAAGGGTTTAAAAAGGTGCCCGTGCTATGGACGACCGCCGAGCGAGCCTTTCAGGTAAAAGACAATAAAGATTTGAGGGATAAAAGTGGCGCTCTTGTGCTTCCTCTTATTACAATCGCACGTACGGGGATCAACAAAGAGCCTGATCGACGGGGGCTCCCCTATGCCAATTTATATCCGGTTCCTGATTCCAAAGGCGGGACGATCACTATTGCGCGCCACATAAACCAAGAAAAAACTGCACGCTACCAGAACGCCCAGGCCGGTAAAACCTATGGGCCTAAGGGGCTCGTGCGAGGAAGAAGGTATAATGTTAATAAGCGAGCCCAGAGCAGCCAGCGGATAGTGTATAATACTATAACTATTCCCCTTCCTACATGGGTCACGGTTACCTACGAAATTGCTCTTAGAACTGAATACCAAAAACAGATGAATGAGCTAATTCGGCCATTTTTTACAATTGCCGGCAATTCTAGGATGCCTAAAAGAATTAATGCATTGGGACATTTTTATGAAGTATTTATTGATGGGTCCTTTGCTGATAATTCCAATCAAACCAATCTTGGGATGGAGCAACGTAATTATGAAACCATGGTGACCGTAGAAGTACTCGGTTATTTAATAGGAAAGGGCGAAAACCATGAAACGCCCTCAATTGTTACAAGAGAAAATGCTGTTGAATTTAGGATCGGCCGCGAGCGTTCAATTCTGGGGGATATTCCTGATACCATCAAAGACGGCGCTTATCGCGACGAGAACACAAGTAGGTCTTCGGCGCGCGCGCGCGACGAGAACACAAGTAGGTCTTCGGCGCGCGACGAGAACACAAGTAGGTCTTCGGCGTCACCGGGCAGTGATCTAGCTCCCGACGGCCGCGACCACTCGGGCCCCAGCTCCAACAAGTGCTGCAAATAATAAGAGTCCTTTGGTGGAATTAACATTTTATTTAGATTAAAAGAGAATAAGTCTGTTGCCAATGTAAGACACTATTTAATAAGACAATCCAGTCTTAGAGGAGAGATACGCTAATGTCAGTTAAAAACTTTAGATTCGTTTCGCCGGGAGTCTTCGTCGATGAGATCGATAATTCGCAGATTCCCGCATCACCAGCGGGCATTGGCCCCGTTATCATAGGCCGCGCCAAAAAAGGGCCGGCCCTTCGCCCAGTACAAGTCGAATCGTTTGAAGACTTTGTTAATGTTTTCGGTGCACCGAGTGCCGGCGACGGTGGCTCAGATGTTTGGCGCGTGGGTGCCAGCACAACGGCCCCTACTTACGGCGCATATGCTGCACAGGCATATCTCAAAAATAGCTCCCCTCTAACTTATGTGAGACTCCTCGGCGCCGAAGCCGACGGCACCCTTACAGGCGAAGGAGACGCTGGCTGGAGCGGTGGTGACAACGGACAGGCCTGGGGCCTCGTTGTCTTCGAGCCCCAGTACGCTAGTGGCTCTAAGTGGAAAGGTCCTGCCGGCGCGAGTGGTAGTTATACCGATGGCGGTTCCGGTTCCCTGCAGGGCGCCCTCGCTGCAATTTTTTATACTGTTGGCTCTACTACCAATCTTTGGCTCTCAGGAAATATTCTGGGTACTGATGCTGTCACGGCTTACGCCGGCCCCCCTGCATCAGGCTCCTCCGTAATTGTTCAAGATACAGGTGTTCCCTATGAATTCAAGATGGTTGTCTCTGATGCGCAGTCGACTACAGGACTTACTTCCTCTTTCAATTTCACTCGCGCGGATTCTAAGTATATTAGAAAGGTTTTCAATACCAATCCTCAAGCTACTAACGGAACCATTACGGAAACAGCTGACAATTATTGGTTAGGCGAAACTTTTGATCGCCACCTGAAAGCAAACATTACGGCTAGCACCACGTGGGCCGCTGTCGTTCAGTTGGACAACAATGGAGGGACCAACGTTGGCGTGTCGCATGACGATCCGTTGCAGAATGCACAGACTCCTGCGATTATTGGCTCTGATACCGCCGAGCGCGGAACATCCTCAAACAACTTCAATGTTACGACAATGCCTACTTTGTTTACGATTCATGCTTTGGAGCAGCCTGGTGCCTGGACGAATAAAAATCTTAAGGTTTCAATTCAGGACATTAAGGCCTCTAGCAATGAGTCTAATGCTTATGGAAGTTTCAGTATTGTTGTGAGAAAACTTGATGACAGCGATAACGTGGTAAAGGTTGTTGAGAAATTTGATAATTGCAACTTAAATCCTGATTCTCTTAATTACGTAGCCCGCCTAGTGGGCGACTGTCGACGAACTTGGGTTAGTGCGGAACGTCGTTATAAGATTTCAGGAGACTGGGATAACCGTTCCAGCTATATTCGAGTGGGAATGGCCAGCAACGTTGAAAATTATGGCCTTAATGCTTCCATCCTTCCCTTTGGTTTTAAGGGAATTGTTAAGTATCAGGATGAGACAACGATTATGTCCGGCAGTAAAACTGGTGGCAACTGGGTTACCGGCACGATCGTCGGCTCCGGTCGCTTTTCGGGGTCTGCCTCGGGTACTTTCGACAATATGTCAACGATCATGGCTGAGAATGTATTTGTAGTTAGCGGTTCTCATATCACGGCTTCGGTGCTTTATCCTGCGCCAGAGCTTCGTGTCAGCGCTTCAGCAGGCAATCTTGCGGTAGCAACCGACGCGTATTTTGGACTTCAGACTACGCGCACAACGGGCAGTACCACTTTTGACGACTCGACCATTGATCTTTTACTGGCTCGTGGGGGAATAGTAGGCAACATGTTTGGCGGCGCATCCTCGGGACAGCGCGAACTCTCAATGTTCTTCACGCTTGACGATGTCAGCGGTTCCGGGCAATTTGCCGAGTGGGTATCTGGCTCACACGCTGCTGGAACTTCTCTCACTTGTCAGAGTGGCGCGGTTTCAGGCGTCCTCGACCGCGGCTTTGATCGTTTTACGGTCCCGCTTTATGGTGGTTTCGATGGACTCGATATTGTCGAGATGGACCCGTTCAACAGCCGCCTGCTCAATGGTATTGATGGGATTACTGAACAGAACAGTTATCAATTCAACTCCATCAAGAGGGCTATTGATTCTCTTGCAGACCCCGAAGTGGTCGAAATGAATCTTGCAAGCATCCCGGCTCTTACTCACGAAGGTCTCACGCAACACTTGCTTAACGTTTGTGAAGAGCGTGCAGATGCTTTGGCAGTTATCGACCTAAGAGGCGGTTTCCAGCCTCGCGAGGACGGCACAGCGATCGCCCGAAACAATACGGCCTCCAGTTTGAAGACTGTAGTTAATAATTTGCGAGACCGTGCAATTAACTCTTCTTATGGTTGTGCCTTCTACCCGTGGGTACGCGCTAGAGATACGATTGGTGGCAACTTTGTGTGGCTACCGCCCTCTGTTGCTGCGATTGGTACCTTCTCTAGCTCACAGCAGAAGAGTGAGGTTTGGTTTGCTCCCGCAGGCTTTAATCGCGGCGGCCTTACGGAAGGTGCTGCAGGCATCCCCGTGGTGGACGTATCGCATCAGTTGCGACGCGTCGATCGAGACGATCTATATGAGGCCAACGTTAACCCCATTGCCAAGTTCCCCGCAGAAGGAATCGTGATTTTTGGTCAGAAGACCCTTCAGGTGACTCCGTCAGCCCTTGACCGCATTAATGTGCGTAGGCTCATGATCTTCCTGAAGAAGCGAATTTCGCAGATGGCTGCCACGCTCTTGTTTTCTCCCAACGTTCAAACTACTTGGGATCGGTTCTTGGGCAAGGTCGAGCCGTTCTTGTCCTCGGTGCAGACTCGATTTGGTCTCACTGAGTTTAAGGTGATCCTGGACAAAACAACGACGACTCCTGAGCTGATCGATAGAAATATTCTCTACGCTCAGATCTTC